ATTGGTGCGCTTTATTGGTTTGGAAGTTCTGGTATTTATCCATTACTTGGAGTTAAAGGTGGTCTATTTGAATATGGACATAGCCCAGCAGATGAAGGCACTGCCCATAATTGCGAAGAGATATCATTAAAATCCGGAACCATAACTGACGCACCAATAGATCTAGAAGATGGTGAGTGGTACTTTTGCGGAACTAATCAGGTTGGCGGTATCTGCCATAAGTATACAGAAGCTTCTGATGGTAAATGTGCAACTTGGTATGACGGCCATGATTCGTTCAGGATTGAGGGTAGCAATGTTAAGCCTCTATATAAAATGGTAAAGGCATGACACACGATCCAGACGATCCAAAATACAAATTTTATGACGCGGCAATAAAGGAATACGCTATACATAAGAACAAGACCGACGATCTGGTTAAGCATATAGCGGATTGCCTAAGGCAGGATAGAGTAAAAGAGGCTTTGCAGTTGGCCGAAAACCACACGAACAATCAGAAATATAAAGGGGTGGGGAATGTTATTTAGTAGGAATGATTTGTCTAGAAAGATGATGCTTATAGCGTTAACGGCCAGGACTGCAACAAAGGCTGATTTAATAAATGCGGTTAGCCAGTTAAAAGTAGCAATAAAAGAAATTGATGAATACGAAAGCACAAGCGGACAGTTTATTGTAGACGATATTAGGGCCAGAGTTTGCGCTCCTTACTATATGCTTGGGCTGCCAACATTAAGCAAGTACTGTGATGAAATTGGCATGAATGAACAGACAGTAAGACGCAGGATAGCAGAGACTAGCTATAAGAAATTCGCAACATTGATAAACGTAATTCGGATGGACTTAGTAAAAGAGCTTCTAATAACAACCGGAAAAAGCACGAAGGAAATATCATATCTTATGGGGTATTCCGATGTACAATCATTTTATCGTTGGTTTAAAGATAGTCATGATATGTCACCATCAGAGTTCCGTATAAAGAATAATAAATTACTTGGACATGAAGAACTAACATAGAGGGGTAGGGTATGAGTGAGATGTTTAGGGTTTTAGGTTTGGTGTTTACAGTGTTTGTTAGTTTCTACGCTAACAAGTATGTGGGAATAGAAGGTGAGCAAATGGCGGTCGTCCTGTCTATTGCTGCGGGCACTTATGTAATAGTTACAGAGTGGGTAGGTAATGGAGATTAAATACTACATAGACCGTAAGGGGATATACATTGATGTCAAAATTTAGCGCGTTACTGTTATCGGGATTGGTATTGTCTGGATGTGGAGAACCGGAGAAGGTTTGGACTTACCATAATGGTGTCATAACTGAGGTTGGCACTTGCACTGGTGGAGGTGGCATTAGCATTACAAGTGTTCTTGGCATTCCAAATGGTGCCGATTTGGCAGTGTGCAAGGTTCGTATAAAGTCTAATTTCAGTGATGATGTGTGGAGCATTCGGCCCCCGTTCATGCTGGGTGAAAATGTGAAAATTCAGTGCTGGATTAATCCAGATGACAATCTAAACAGATGCAGGGTGATTTAATGTTCGAGTCTAAATTTATGGAAATAATGACCTCCAAACCCAGTGATTTGTCCGTACATGAGGAAATGGGTATACTAGCTGCTAAAGTAAATACCACTAACTTAGAACTACAGAGGCTTCACACTCATGGGCGCAGGCGCGGGATTCGGGACACAACCCAAAAAAGACCAAAAGAAAACTACACCTAAGAAGCGGAAAGTTGCTAAAACAAAGCCTAAACCTAAATCAAAAAAGAAGACACGAATAGCATAATGGAATACTTAGCCATAACATTCACAATCTTACCCATTCTATGCATCCTGGCTGCGCTTTATGTCAGAAAAGATATGGCGGTATGGTTAGCGATAGTTTCAGTTTCCGGGGCTCTTGTAGCCTTCTCTGATGCGAATATCTGGCAAAGTCTTCTATTCTTCTGTGGAGCAAATCTAATATCTTCTGCAATTGCTTACTCACACTTCAATAAAACCAAGATTTTGCTACCCCTTGTAATCGGTATAACCTATTCAATTGAGGTTATGTTGTCCTTTTTGCATATTGTAATATTCATGGAAACGAGCGAACTTCAGCCTGTAGTTGGTGTATCTACTGGTCTGATAGGTATATTTCAGCTGTTTCTGGTGCTATTTATGGATGACAGGAAAGGGGCTTTAGTTGGACTTTTTTCAAGCATGCGCAATCTTTTTGTGCGCGACCTTCACGATACTGGCAATAGTTAAGACTAAGGCTGCGATAGATGAATACATTAGAGACAGGAAGCGGGTCCGCAAACTTCGCCGTTTACTTGGTGACAGCACTGACCGGATTCGTCGTAAATAACTGGTCTACAATATTCTTTGTGGTATTTGGGGCTGTACACTGCTTCATTGCCATTAGGAATCATCTCGCAGTAACGAAAGAACGAAAGTATAAAGAAGGCCAACGAGGAAAAGAGCATGCCACTTAAGAAAGGATCAAGCCGTAAAGTCATTTCTTCCAACATTAAGGAAGAGATAAAGTCAGGTAAAAAACCCAAACAAGCTGTGGCCATCGCCCTATCCAAGGCAGGAAAGTCTAATAAAAAGAAGAAAACAAAGAAGAACAAGAAATGAATGGTATTCAACCAAGCATTTAACGATTACACCAACCGGCAAGGAGTGTGATTAGGATAGCGACCACAAGGATGTGCTTAGCCCCTTAACCGGGGCTTTTTTAATGACTAGATTATAATGGCCATACCTATGCCCACAAGTACGGTAGGAACGTAAATTATCTTCACACCAATACTGTCTACATAATATTTATATGTCACGGTAGGTATAAGAACAACACCCTCGACTAAATGCATGGAACTTGGGTACCCCGTGACAATTGAGACGTCATAACCGAACCCGCCTTTTATTTTATGGCTAGTGCCAACTAGATAAGACCGGCGACACTGGCTATTAACATATGTTCCGCCGTAATAGCCATGCTTACTGTAAGCAACAAGGTCATGGGTCTCATTAATACAGTCACGCCCACCCCTGTCGAAGTGGTAAGTTCGGAGACCAAGGTACATCTCATCGGCTTCAGAAAAGTCAGGAACTACAAGCAGAGCAACGATGGCGAGCATTGTTAAGAATTGCATTTCATTTATCCCTTTAATGATTAAGTACTACATTAATAAGACTAGTTGGGATTATGGAAATGTGTAATATCGATTGCTTATAAGGAAACAGGTGATACGTGATAAAGCCTAAACGTGATAAACTCGACCAATAATTAACCTTCTATAAACAGGCCCCAATCAAGGGGCTTTTTTGTGTGTTATAATTACGTTATTAAAGGGTTATTAAAGGGCTGGCATGGCCAAGAGCAAGACAACACTCAAATCAGGCGACAAGCTCCCCAATAGGGGCAGGGGCACCAAAGGGATCATTATTGATGCTATGCGTGCAGAGTCATTTGAGATGCTTAACGAGGACAGTACAAACGATGAGGCTGAGGTAGCTTACTTTCGATGCGTTGTTAAACGGGCAAAGAATTCAGAGGATAAAGACTCCGCTATGTTGCTTAAGTTCCTAGGGGATAAGGGCTGGTCTAATGTTAAGCCTACTATGTCAGCCGTTAAGTTTGATTTCCCAATGGACGGGACTCCGGCAGAGAGAGCATTCGCAGTAGTTGAGGCAATATCCAATGGCTCACTAACGCCTGATGTAGGAAGTATGATTGTGGGGATAGTGAAGGACGCTATCATAATAGAAGAATCCACTGTATTGAAAGAGCAGCTAGAAGAAATACGAAAAGTACTGGAGATGAATTAATTGCCCCGTCCAATGACTAAAGAGGTTGAGCGATTTTCAGAAATGGCATTAGCCCAGGCAGGCAAATTAGAGCCTTCAGTATATGGCATTGTTGATAGGGTAGATAAGATCGATGGTGTGATAGTTCCTCACTTCTTAAGAAAGTGGAAGGGCACCATAGGCAATATGAATCCTACCGAAGAAGAGCCCACCATCTGCCTAATCGAGAAGCTTGAACCCTTAATCCTAATCCACAAGAAGCATAAAGCTGTATTTGGCGGTCGAGGTGGCACTAAGTCACGCATGGCCCAGGATGTCGTGGTGGGAGATGTTAACTCATGTGGCTCTAAGGTCTTTGTAATGCGAGAGCGTATGAAGTCATTGGAACAGTCAATCTATTCAGGCATAGAGAAAGCCATTAAGGATATGTCGGCATCGGGATTCCTATCCGTACCCAGTAAGTGGCGGATCAAACATAAGACCGGTGGTTTACTTCAGTTCGGAGGTCTTCAAAATGTAATTGATATGAAGGGCGCCAGTAACTTCAAGATATTCTTAATGGAAGAGGCCGCCAGGACCAAACTGCACACCATCGACACATTAGGTCCAACCTTGAGAGATGTTGAAGGCGCTGAGTTATGGTGGTTATGGAACCCTGAAAGCTCACAAGACCCAATGTCCAAAGAATACATAATCCCCTATCAAGCTGATCTTGATAAATGCAGCTACTACGAAGATGAATACCACTTAATTATAAAGGTAGGCTATGAAGACAACCCTTGGTTTGAGCACGATGAGTCGTTACAGGCTGAGTTGTCTAAAGACCGGGAGAAATTGGCTGATGGCCGTATGTCGAAGAGCCGATTTAATCATATCTGGCACGGTGCTTTTAATGACGATATTGACACGTCAGTTATTCAATCTGATTGGTTTGATGCTTGTATTGATGCTCATGTTAAACTTGGGATTGATGTGGTTGGTGGCAAGGTTGCTACATGTGATCCCTCAGACGTAGGAAAGGACGCGACAGGCTACTCAGAGAGACAGGGCGTGATCTTTAACAAGGTCACAGAGATAGACGCAGAGAACGGCAATAGATCGTTTGACGTGGCGTGTAGGATGGCTAACGAGTATGGTTCGGATGTATTCGGTTGGGACTGTGACGGTATGGGTGCACTACTACGTGACCAGGCTGTTGCCAACTTCACCGGCAAGAATGTGCAGACCTTCATGTATAAGGGCAGTGAGAGCGTACACTTTCCAGAGGCCATGTATAAATCAGACAATACGGCTATTAACCTAAGTGGCCAGAAGCGCAATAAGGATGTGTTCGCTAACAAGAAGGCCCAGAACATAATCTCGTTTGCCGACCGAGTGTTCAAGACGTATGAGGCGGTGGTATTAGGTAAGTATCACGACCCTAAGGATTTAATATCTTTCGCAACGTATAACCCTGATACACGCACCGGTATAGATGCAGACATGATGCAGAAGCTCAGGGCAGAGGCTTGCAAGTTACCTCTAAGACCTGGGAGTGAGATCAGGTTCTACACTAAGGATGAGATGCGAAGAGGGATCATGATGCCGGATGGCCACAGGGTGGTTATACCATCGCCTAACCTTCTAGACGCCTGCGTGTTATCATTTGACAATGCTAGTATAATAACCACCCAAGAACAGGCGTACATTCCGCGTCCAATCAATACTATAGGGTCCAGCCATGGATTTAAATGATCTAAAAGAAAAACATGATGCAGCCTATATTGCTGGGCAGGTTACCCGAGAGAAGGCGAGTGATGACCTTATCTTTTATCACATTACCCAATGGGACGACACGCTAGTAGGAGTTAACCTAGCCTATCGTGGCCAGTTTGATATGTTGCGAAAGGCAGGCCGTCAGATCATGGCCGACCTGTCCGCCAACCCTATTCAGATAGACTTTGAACCAGTTGACGCAGAGCGTGAAGACTCGGGTGACTTTGCCCAAGGACTATATCTTACGGATGAACAAGACAACGCAACGATACAAGCCTACGAGAATGCACTGAATGAATGTGTGGTGTGTGGGTTTGGTGCCTGGAAGATGTACACAGAGTATGAAACCACCAAGGCCGGACTAGATCGCCAGGTCATTAAACGATTACCCATTCGTGAAGCTAACAACACAGTATTCTATGATCCAAACTCATATCTTCTAGATAGGTCAGATGCCCACTATGTATCGGTTCTGAGCGCATACAGTGAAGATGGCTATGACGAGTTAGTGGAAGAGTTGACCGGCGAAGAAAAAGACGATGCAAAGGGTGAAGATGCTAAGAAATTCAACCCTGTCAGCTTTGGTGAACCAGAGCAAAGCTATGTATTTCCCTGGACATCCGGCGGCACAGACAAGAAAATCTATGTTACTGAGTTCTACTATAAGGAGAAGATCAAGGACAAGCTTGTCACCCTGACCAATCCACTAGGTGAAGACACCACAATTTATGAGTCTCAGCTAGTGGAAATGGAAGATGACCTATTAGACAACGGGTTTGAGATCTCAGGCGATCGAGAGATTGAACGATGGGAAGTTACGAAAGTCATTGCGTCAGGCTCAGCCATCCTGTCAGAAGAGGTTATCCCAGGTGAATGCCTGCCAATCATACCGATATACGGTGAGTTCGCTTACATTGAAGGAGAGATCCATTACGAGGGTATTACTCGACTAGCCAAAGACCCTCAGCGCCTGCGCAACTTTCAGATGTCTTACCTTGCTGACATTGTTAGCCGTAGTCCTCGACCCAAGCCTATCTTCTTCCCTGAGCAGATTAGAGGGTTTGAGTTCCAGTATGAGGATGGTGGTTCAGATAATAACTTCCCTTACAACTTACAGAATAGAACCACAGCTAACGGGGTAGAGCTTCCTGCTGGACCGGTAGCAATGATGCCGGAACAACCAGCACCAACAGCACTTCTACAGCTGAGCGCAATGACCCGGGAGGCTATAGAGGATGTTGCCAACCCTGGCCTACCTCAAGACATAGCCGACCCTGATGTAAGTGGTAAGGCTGTCCTGGCATTACAAGCAAGGCTTGACCAGCAGTCAATGGTTTATCAGACCCACAACAAACATGCCAAGCGATACGATGCCAAGGTATATGCTGAGATAGGCAGTGTTATCTACGACACGCCACGTCAAGTAACGCTTACAATGCCGGACGGTACGCGCAAGAGGTCTCAAGTCATGGAGCAGATCATTGATAAAGAGACCGGCCAAGTAAAGGTGATCAACGATATTTCCAATATGGAATGGAACGTATACGCTGACATCGGCCCTGCTTATTCGAGTATGCGCGATAAGACCATGGAAGAGCTCAAGGACATGGCGTCTAACATAGCGCCATATGATCCGCAGATGGCCACAGAGATCATGCTAACACAGGTGTCTATGATGGATGGTGTTGGTATGGATTCCCTTCGCAAGATGGCACGTAAGAAGCTAATTCTGAGCGGCGCTAAAGATCCTGAAACACCTGAAGAAGAGCAGATGCTAGCGGAGCAATCACAGCAACAGCAGAAGCCAGATCCTATGGCAATGGCAGCTCAAGCAGAAATTCTAAAAGGTCAAGCGGCTAACAAGGAAGCAGATACCAAGGCACAGATTGGTATGGCCAAAGCCCAGAACGATCAACAGAAAGTACAGGTTGAAATGTTCAAGGCTGAGACGGACCGTGCCGAGGTACAGGTCAAGGCGCAAGAGGCCGGCGCCAACATTGATTACAAGCGCTCCCAGGCTATGGGTCAGAAGATTGACAACATACTCAAGGGCAGCTTAAGGCAACCGATTAGACAGCAGGCTTAACTACTCTGTCCTTTGTTGGCACTTTCTTATTATTCAATAGCTCTACTGCTTCAGCTATGTAAGCAGTAGGGTCCACCTTAAGCTTATCACCCAGCTTAATCATATAAATACACTTCTTAATCTCTTTCTCATTGATAAACTTCATAAATCCTCCTATTGATTTAATTAGACTATAGCATATACTTAGATTAAATCTAACAAGTTAAGGGGTATATATGAAACGATATAACACAATTACACACCTTTTCGATGAAGATGACTGCACATATTTGCAAGAATGCGAGTCTGGAGAATTAGTATTTTACAGTGATGTAGAATCACTACAGGCCGAACTTGATGAGTATAAAGCTCATACAGAGGATATGAGGAAAACTATTGAAACCGATATTAGGAAAACAGGTGGGAATGTAAGGTTAGAAAATCTATTATTCTGCACCCCAGCCCAATCCCTATCTGATGTAAAGGCTAAGGCTGTTATGGATATGCTTGATAATGTCCCGCTTTATAATGATAGAACTCATGTAATGGTTTCGGATATAGAGCGTCATTACGACAAACTAAAAATGGATAACAAGGGAGAGGGATAATAACTAAACATATGAGAGCACTAAAGAAATCAATGTGGATAGCAGTACCTAGTATTTACTTTACATTAGTTCCTTTATTTATTGTGAAATATGGAATGGATAATCATATTAGAGCATTTGATAACGGCGCTCCATTTCATGAGGTTTTCAGTGTTTTTACACTAACATGGTTTATTGGCCACTTAGCTGCTGCATTTTTTATTTGGGTTATCTGGGAGTTTATTATGTTTATTTATGAGGAGGATAGTTAAATGAAGCGTAAATTCTGCTGGCTGCCTACGCCAGTCTATTCGTCAAGGTATTATCGTTGTGGTTATCGCTGGTTTAAGTGGGTATGGATTGGTGATGATGGCAAGCACTACATAGCTAACATTGAGAAGATAAAGGCCCGTTTCAATTCAGATGGAGTGCTCCTGTATCTATATATTCCTGCTGGGTTTGACGATGTTCAATTTAATGGTCAGCCCGATTTTGTAGTCAAGGCTTATGAGGTACTAAAATGAAAACCTATAGCGCAAGTGACCTAGGATCACACAAGAGAACAGAAGTATTCGAAGCAGCCAAGGAGGAGGGGGTTATCATTCAGAAGAGGGGGACTAATGGTAAGCCTTTGGATGAGTTTGTAATGATCAGCAAAGACAGCCAAGCAATAATGCATTTATATCGAGATGATGTTCTAAACCCTGTGGAGACGAGATGAGCGAAAATTATGGATGGAGATTATTTATGCTACTTGGTAAGCACGGCCTATATCTTGAGCATATTCCAGAGATGAAGATACCAACCGGCCAGATTTTAGTGGTTGAGCATTATTCAATAAGGAAATTTTAATGGACGAGACTAGCCATAACATGCATCGAATATCCATGAACTTAACCAAGGTTGAGTTCGATGGGTTCTGCAAGGGCATGTCGCTTCAGTGGTTGTTTAGGGCTGCTGATGACACCTCAAGAAACACCAGAGCTGGCAAGAAGCTTAAGTTCTGGGATAGGGCTTATGATAAGTATAGCCACAACTGCAAGGATTAGGCTAAAATAACTCTGTCACCGAAGTTGAACATTTAAAGCCCTATTAACTGGCCGGTTAGCAGGGTTTTTTATTGCCCGCATCATAGATAAAACCTATCAACTCCCTCTAATTTGTAAGCTAACGCCTATTAGGTTAAAATGGGGCCACTCCAGTCGTGGAGGTAAACATACGAATAGTCCTCCAGCGTACTTAACGCCGGTTATCAGTGTATCAGCACGGGAAAAATTGATGTCAGCACACCAAAGTCTAGCCGACCTAAAGGCAGAAAACGCAGAACCTGAAGCAGAAGAGGCAGCCACTCCGCAAGAGGTTGAGGAAGCTGAAGAGGAAGAAGCGGTAGAAGTTGAAACTGAAGAACCAGAAGAGGAAGCGGAAACCCCTGAAGGTGAACCAGCTCCAGCAGAAACAGAAGCTTGGATGGAAGATGAGACAGATAACGCAGCACCTAAAGAGGTTCCATTATCGGCACTTCAGGCAGTTCGCAGTAAGCTGAAAGGCAAAAATAACGAGCTGAAGGGTGAAAACTCAGATCTACGCAGTGAGATTGACCAGCTAAAAGCACAGATGACGCAAGTGCAACAGCCTCAAGTCACGCAAGCAGCGTCCACAGTGATGCCTAAGCTTGAAGACTTTGAGTACGATGAAGACAAGTATCATCAGGCCGTGAGTAATCATTACAACGGCATGATTGACGCTCGTATGAATCAGACTCAACAGAGCAACGTCCAGGCAGCAGAGGTGCAGAAGCAGGCCAATGACATACAGCAGAAGTCTGATGAGCATTATCGAAGAGCGCAGGAACTTGTAACAAAGCATGGTATTAACCCGGAAGTATATGGCCAGGCGGATCGTAAAGTTCGTGAAGCTATTGAGCAGGTACTGCCGAATCAAGGTGACACCACGACCGATCGACTTATTTCAATCATTGGTGAAGGTAGCGAAAAGGTACTGTATGCCATTGGTCGAAGCGAGTCAGAGCTGGACAAGGTTAGAGCTAAGTTAATTAGCGACCCAACGGGGCTAACACTTGCAGTTTATTTAGGCCAGAAAAATGCTGAGTTCTCAATGCCTGCGAAAAAGAAATCAAATGCACCCAAACCGGCGCGACAGATTTCTGGTTCAGGTTCTAAAGATGACACCAAGAATCTTACAAGGCGTTATAAGGACGCTAAGAAGAAGGGTGACATTCAAGGATCGTTTGCAGCCAGGATGGAAATGCGTAGAGCCGGTATAAATACACAGGACTTATAAAATGGCAGCTTTAAATTCCGGTAAAATCGCGGAGGTAATGTTTGAAGATTACCTTATGACCTACGAGAAACAAGACAAGCTTGTGGATCTAACCACCTTCTTTGAACCCAATGCTTCTGATATGCAGAACTCGGGCAACTTTATTTGGCGAACTGTTGAGCAGCACGCGCCGATCTTGTCTGGTTTTGACTTAACGGGCCAAGAGCAAGAGATCATCGAAGAAACTTATCCGGCAATCCTTGGTACTCCCAAGAACGACCTGGTATCTCAGCGCGCAGATGATTTGCGTGACGAGCAATTCTGGCGCCGCCGTGGTCAGGCTTCCGCTAAGCAGCAGGTAACAGAGCTTAACCGTTCTATTGCTGAAGCTATGTTTCTCCAGGGCTCCTTGTTTAACCGCTCTAATGTAACCAGCGGCTGGGATTTCATTAGTGAATCACAGACCCTTATGAACGAGCGCCAAGGCTACAATTCAGGCGAGCGTGTGTTCCTCTTAAATGACCGAGATAATCAGTTGTTTGGTCAGGACTTAGCAGCACGTCAAACCCTACAAGGTCGTCCAGAAACTGTATGGAAAACTGGTCAAGTATCTCAGAATACTGCGGGTTTTAATGTTTATACCGGATCATTCTTGCAAAACCTTGTAGGCGGTGCAGATCCTGGCACTACGGTAACAGGTGATCAAAGCTTTAAGCCTGAAGCGGGTAGCGTAGACACGGCATCAGGTGTTGTAACCAACATCGATTACCGTTCCGCAACCATCGCAGTGGCCGCGAGCGCGGCTTATAACATAGGCGATAAGGTTACATTCACCAACCCGGGTGGCGTTGTTAATGCTCTTGGCGTATCAGATAAGACCGATACCCTTCAGCCTATGACATTCACCATCATATCCAAACCATCAGCCACAAGCGTGAAGGTTTCTCCTAAGCCTATCGCGGTTGATGACCCGGGCTTGACCGTGACTGAACAGGCTTATGCGAACATTGACACGCAGATTTTAAACCTTGCGACAATGGATCGTCTAAACATTGATGCAATCAACCGCACCAACTTGTTCTGGGATAAGGACGCTGTAGAGGTTCTAGGTGGAACCATTCCGGCCAACTTGTTCAAAGAGTTTGACGGTATGAAGGTGATCACTGAGCGTATGTCGAATGGTCAAGAGATGTACATGATCTATGATGCGAACATGATCGATCTTCAATTCCGCTTCCGTATCTTCACTTGGTACGGCATCACGATTAAAGATCCTTCCCGTGTCGGCGTATCCTTAACCTTCTAAAACATAAGGGGCTTAACGGCCCCTTTCCTTAAGGAATAATAATGGCTGTAACTATTTACAAAAACGGCACTCCGACTAATGTAGAGCCTGCCACACTTCAAGATCATTTGAACGCTGGCTGGTCACTGACTAAAGAGAAGGTGATTGAACCGGTTTCAGTTGAAGATATCGACACCAACCAATCTGGCAAGCTTTCCACAGAAGAAATACGCAGCGCTGCTCAAAAGGCTGGCATTGTAGACTGGGAAAAGAAGCGGATGAAAACCCTACTGAAAGAGCTTGGTCATGGCGATAAAAAAGATTGATGTAATTGGTGATGCTTATGCCAAGATTCGTATATCTGGCCTAACCGTCGACCCTACAACAGAAGACACAACAATAGCCCTTGGCCAGCTTGAAAGTATGATGGCTGAGTTTGAGGCTACCAGCATGAACTTGAACTATCAGTTCGAGGAAGAGCCAGACCCCAACACAGACACAGGGGTAAGGTTAGAGCATAAACAAATGATGTCCGCTAATTTAGCCACTAGGGTTGTATCTTACTTTGGTAAAGAGATACCGGTGAGTCTAGACAGGCAGGCTAATCAATCCCTATCTAATTCTAATTCTATTGTGGCGGCTGCTCAAATTACTGAGGTACGCTACCCTGATCGTATGGCGCGTGGTTCAGGCAACACAGTACGGTGGAATTACTTGTTCCGTTATTACAGCCAAGAGCAAACACCACCATCAGATTCTAATATTATATTGCGCGGAGACACTCAAGATTATCAAGAGTTCTTCACGGCCTATCTAATTAACGATGACACGATTGCATCCTTTACCATCCAGGCCGATACAGGATTAACATTAGTTTCATCTTCAAATGATGACACGTCTGTTAGCTTTAGAATTACAGCAGATGACACAAAAGATACCCAGTCATTCAGGCAGGTTAAGATTGTAATCACCACCGTTTCAGGTCGGGTTAACAGTCGCTTGGTGGATTTCAACATACAAGACAGCCAAACAGTGGGCAACATCACTTAATTGGTATTATTTGATATTGTTTTAATTTAAAATAAAGGGGCTGGCAGGGTGAAGGCTGCCGGCATAGGCTGATCAGCCACCCATAACTAACCTTCACAAACCTTCACTTCATGCCCTTCGGGGCTTTTTAACAACTCCTTCACACGAATTCATGATGGAGTTGGTTAATGGCCTTTACACAATTCAAACTAGATATAGCTACCGAACAATCACGCGGCATATTTAATCAGTATGTTTATGAAACTACAGACACGATTGTAGAAACTCAGGCAGTGGGTTATTTTGTTCAATCTCGATTTTCAGATCTTGACCCTGACTGGTTTGGATCTTTTATTACCTGTAAATGTTCTGATGGTTCTTATACTGGCGAGATAACATCAGGCGGTACAGTTACTCCTAACCCGCCTGCTTCAGATCCTTCATTCACCACGCTTACAGAAGGTCAAGTACCGAAATCGGATTCATTGGGTAAGCTTATTTATGCAGGGGCTACGGTCGACCCCACTACAGAAGAATGGACCTTTGATAAAGCAATAAATTTACCTGCTGGCTCGGCAAAATTTGGCCCCGTGGTAACAGCGTCAGAAGCCGCCAAACAATTGGCCATAAGCAATAACGTGGATGGCACGCACGGCTACGCTATGACCACAGAGTTCGATGAAACTGGGTCTCTCGCGTCTAGGAATCTCGACCTAAAAACTCAGTTCTTTAACGAGTTGCAGGGGATCGATACCAGTGTAATAACGACCAACCCACTGTCCTTCGTCATCATCGGTGGCGTTACTGCCCCAAAGGTGCGCCAGACCAACCAGGTAACCTTCCGCGCGGACGCGCCCATGGCCAACGTTGTGGCGGAAATTATAGACAATGCCACTGGCATAGTTATCCGACACATACCCAGCGAGGCCGCTTTCAACGCCGTTACGCCGGCAGAGAAAGTTGCCAACCCAGGCTTATCTTTCATAGCTGGGGATAACGTTGTCGATTTTGTCAGCGTTGCTGATGACACCCCGGGTATCTTCAATATAGGATTATCGACATTTCAATTAGAGCAAGGCCAACAACTAGATGTTGAAATAAAGGCGGACTCGATGAGCCTTAAGGGAACCGCTACGGATATCCCGTTCCTGACCCAATTGATCCAGGAAGGCGTGCCGGTTGACACTCTGGTAAACGACGGAGAGAAATTTCTACTTGATGTAAATTATATAACTCAAAACGTGGATCAGACTTCAACTACTGCTGAAACCGTAGGATCTACACACGTTTATCAAGCGACGTCCACCGGTGCAACTGTCACCGCCAAGCAATTCACGGCGGGCAATGGCACGCCTCCGCTAATCGGAATTGATACACTTAGTGTATTTTCTCCAAATGATATTATATTTGTTGATACATTACGGACAAAAGGACTTTATGAGGTTGATGTACAACTTGGATTTGTTATTTTCGCAAGAGGCATCGGTGGCACTGCAAATGTAGAAGATTTTACAAGGGATCAAGTTGTAACAGCCGTTGAAACGGGGACTGTTACTAAAGTTAATGTGTCCGTGTGGAGAACATCGTTAACCGGTACGCCCGAGCATGGCGAAGGTAGTGTTACGCCCATTACATTCCATCAACTTGCTCACGCTTCTGATGTACCGATTGTGGCAACAGAAGAGTTCGCCAACACTAACAATAGGTTTTTCGGTGAGCTAGGCCTGCCTGCGGGACAACAAACCTGGGTAGATATCGCTACTGGCTCGGCGACTATTGACTTAGCAACTGAAGACGTATTTGGTACGTCAAAACAGGTTGTCCGACATAATGACGATGTTGCCGATGGCAGTACAACATCTCAGATATCACTAACGGCTCAAAATTGGATAGATATTAACGATTTCGGCGCGTCTTTTAGTGGCGTTCATAGATTAGATTCAGTCGACGGCTCTAGTGGTTTTTTCTCAGGGTTACAAGCTGATGCTGCTGAAAATCCGCTAGCTACAGGAAATCGCCGTTACGGGGTTATTTTTGATAATAACTCGGGTAATTTGCGCCTGATTGAAGCAGATAATACCGGCAACAATGTAACAATGAACGGAACTGGAGGAAATCCTTTAGTCACATTCGATAAGTACTTTTCAAGACAAGTAAATGTTCCGGCGGGTTTGGGTGCAGCACAAGTGTTTATAAATGGGGTATTGACAACATTTATCCCAACATTTTTTACCAATGGCGGCGGATTAGGAACTAGAGTTCTAATCAGTTCAGGCTCAACTGGTGGTTCTAACCGCGTAACCTACCATGATAACTTTGGCGTTACTATTTACGAAGAGTCATCAACTAAAACATTATCTGTTTCGACAATGCAAGCTAATATTGCCCAGATATTTGTACCTGAAGGAAAGCGGGATTACACCGTTATTTTACCGGACGGAAACCCGAGGGGGCTGGGTGATAAGTTAGATTTATTTCTAAAAAATGTAGGTGGAAAACTAACATTACGTACAGAAAATCTAGCGGCACCGCAATCGATATTCAATGGGTTGAGAGAACTCGAGAAGGAAATTATCTCAGTTAGTGAGATATGCCTGACTAATAATATTGAAGCTAGTAATATTTATATTGAAGGTTCTGAAGTTTTAAACCAGGACCCACTAGGATCAACGCCTGGATCAACAAACTACGACCCAGAAAAAGGAACAATGAATGTTCGAAACATTTTCCCCGGATCGTCTATACAGGTTGGACAAGAGAGCGTTGTGTTCGTTGTCAATAATTCAGGGGCTACAATTCCTGATGGAAAAGTCGTTAATGTAAGCGGATATGATGGTACAAATGATGCCATGGAAATAATATTGGCATTAGCTGATACAGTTGAAAACACAGAGGTATTAGGCTTAACCACTACTACAATGGTAAACGGAGCTGTTGGATTAGTTACTGTATTTGGACGCGTTAACGATTTAGATACTACGGGCTTTTCTGCTGGTGAGCTTGTTTACTTATCAGATACTAGCGCAGGCGATTTAACTTCAACAAGGCCTGCAATTCCAATACAAATGGGACATATAGGTAAAATAGATGCATCGATAGGATTTATTCAGGTTGAAATAAGGGCGTTAGAAAAAAGCATCTTTGGCGGATTCTCACATTCTTTGGATCAATCATTTACCGCAAATGTATCTGCACCCATACAATTCAATAAAAACGAGCAGTTCTCAGGAATAGAGCATTCTGAAACTGTAAATAATGATGAATTCACATTTACTAGTGGGGGCGTGTATCAATCAACAGCAGAGCCTCAATATACTAGAACAACAGGCGGTGGCACTGATGTATTAAACATGTTCCTGGCAATAGATACAGGATCAGGATTTGTAAATGTACCGGGCACAAATGTAAAATTTACCGTAAATACAGCAGGAGCCACCACTGTTTCGCCCTTAACATCTACTTTTAGAGTAAATTCAGGTGATAAGATACGGTTCATGATCCAAGTTGAAGATGCAAACCTTATATTAGATGCATTCCCAGCAAGCGGGACAGCTCCTAATGACATACCGCTTACCCCATCTATAATAATGAATATTGTTAGGATAGGTGATTAAATACGTAAGACTTTATTTGTATTGATCAAACTACAGCCATATAATTAAGCTTCAAACAGGAGAACGACATGCCAGCAATAAGCGGATACCCAAAGAAGAAGCCGATGAAGAAGAAACCGGCTAAACGTAAGCCAGCTAAGAAGCCCAGTAAGTCACGCGGGACGGGTTATTAGCTCAAACTATAATCAAGCCCTAAGCCATGTTAGAATGTGAAAAACAAACTAACATGGTTTTTTTATGCCTGCTGTTTCATTAATAAAAGGCTCCAAGATGGAGCAGGATGGCGTTGACTACAGGGATGCCATACCGGTCAATATGTACGGTGTATTGCGCCCAGAGCTTCAAAGTGCGGGCTATATGTATCAGATGCCTGGGTTAACCGATTACGGAACTGGTTCGGGTAAAGATCGTGGCGGAATATGGTGCAGCGCAGAAGGTTTTGAAAATCATTATCGTGTGTCGGGTACCAATTTAATCTCTGTTGATGAGTTTGGAGTGGTAACTATTCTTGGTACGGTACCCGGCACTGAGGAATGTCCCATGACGTTTACGTTTAATAACGTGATCTTGGTGGCTGACAAGAAACTATTCTATTTCAATCCTACTGACGGCTTTAGGCAGATAACTGATGGCACCAATGTAGGTAGCCCTATTAGCGTTGTCTTTGTTGCTCAATTCGTGGTTCTGACTGACGGCACTAGAATTTATCATTCCCAGATACTGGACGAAGAGTCATTCCCCCTTGCCAACGAGGCTGTGGCAGAGTTTGAGCCTGACATTACCCTAACGCTTAAGAAGAATGAAGACAACGAGTTGCTAGCCCTGGGTGAATTTTCAACCGAGCACTTCATATTTAATGCCGCTCCTTCTGGCTTTGCATTTACTCCCCTCGATAGAAAGGCATCTAAGCTTGGCTTATCTGGTATCAACACAATCGATGAGCTTGAGGGTATGTGGTACACCCTAGGGCGCCGTGAGGAGACAGCTCCATCATGCTACATGTATTCGGCTGGATCAGGCAGAAAGATAGCTTCTAGAGAGATAGAGAAGGTTTTGGAAGATTTCACAGATGATGAATTATCAACAACTACCGTTGATTGTATAACTTTGGATAAAGTTAACCTTGTTTTTTATCACTTCCCAACTGTCACATATTTGTTTAACGCTTCTATTGCAGAGTCACAAGGTGTTGATAATGCATGGTCATTGGTTAAGGCTGGTACTGGTGATGCTGATTACCGAGGAAAAGGGTTTGTTCGTGATCCTCGAAACGGTAAATGGCTGGTGGGTGATAAGCTGGATTCCAGACTAGGTGTATTCGATAAGACCGTGGCAACTCAATATGGTGATATAGCCGAGTGGCTCCTGTTTACGCCATTTCTTAATCTTGAAACTCTATCAATAAATAACATTGAGCTGCAAACGATTCCCGGTATCGTGGATGCAACTAAAGACGCAACGGTGTTCGTAAGTAGGACTGAGAATGGAAGAACCTATGGACAAGAGGCGACTATTCTTTACGGCGGGGAATTTGAATACAACAGAAGATTTAGACCGGTAAGAATGGGCTATGTACGTCACTGGACGGGTTTTAAGTTTAGAGGTGCATCGAGGTCTAGAATGGCCTTTGGATTACTGAATGTGGAGGCTAGCTAATGGCTCAAACAGCAGCTGAATTGGTACTTAGGCAGTCCATAAACTTAAGCTATAACGATATTCAGAAGGCCCTCCCTGAGGCCCCTGCATACTTGATTAAAGATCTGTTTAACAAGCAGAGCAATATCAACGACCTAGCCCAGGTTAGCGGAAGTGCTGAAGATCAGGTAATTCAGAATACCGCAGACATAATCACTAATGCCCAAGGAATTTCTGATAACGCCCAAAACTTAACCAATCATATTGATGATACGGATGACGCCCATGACGCCTCAGCAATATCCTTTGATAATTCAGGTGGGTTAGCTGCTACAGATGTTCAGGGCGCTATAGATGAGGTTGACAGCGATCTTACTGATCACGTTAATGCAGATTCGGCCCATGGTACGGCTGGTGATGTCGTAGGCACTGGAAACTTCGCAACAGCTTTGCTTGGCGGCGTTGTGCTGCTGGCGGCTAATATTACCAATGCTGCTGCCTCAACCGTAGATGTAACAAGCCCTGATGCCACTGACTTACCATCAGTAATAACCCTGGCCAATGAAACAAAAGCCGATGTAAATCAATTGGTTACAGATTTTAATAATTTAGTAACAAAATTCAATGCATTCCTTGCAGCTAACCAAGCCGCTAAGCAGATGGCCCCATAATGGAATTAGTTAAAATCACACAAGACAAGGTAATGGATTTCTTGGCCGACAAAGAGCTATTTGAGCGAATAGCAGAGGATGGAATTCGTTATAGTGACTATTATCCGCCTGATGATCATATTTATCTGGGTATTGTTAAAGATGATTTAATGATTGGGTTCTGGTGGATTCACCCTGAAAACAGCACGACCATTGAGATTCATTGCAATATATTAAAGCCATATCGTGAGTATGGTGTAGAGGCTGGCTGGCACTTTCTGTATCACGTATATGATAACTTCTCTAGCAATATCAAGAAGATAAACTGCAAGATTCCGGTCGTTTATAAAGATGTGTATAATTTCACCAAGAAATTTGGATTTAAAGATGAAGGTATTGACCGTAAATCTATTATGAAGGGTGGAGAATTAGTGGATCAACACTTATTGGGCATTCTTCGAGAGGAAATAAAAAATGGGCGCAGTTAGACAATTTGGAAGGAATATAGATCCTTCGACATCTCAAGGCCTTGGAAATGTAGCCTTGGGCGGTATTATTGGTGGCGGGGCGACCGACCCATATGGCAAGTTATCTGAGGGTGCTGATAAACTTGGTGCAAAACTAAGTGGTGAAGAGGCAGCAGACGCAGCGCTAGAAGCCGCAGCCATACAGGCCGGATACCAGCAGCAGGGTCTAGACTACCTAAAAGAGACAGAGGCTATCCCACAGGAGCTTAGGCAGGCTGGATTGCAGCAGCTTGGCGGCATTGCTGGACTTGCTGGATTTGAGCAGTACGGAGGGCAGCAGCAGTTAATTGATCAGGCTCAGCTATCGCCACTATATCAATCAATCCTAGGAACCGGCGCGGCAGGTGAGGAAGCTTTAGCCCGCACAGCTTCGGCCACAGGGGGTCTTCGAGGTGGTGGAACTGCTTCACAGTTGGCCAACTACAATCAGAATCTACAGCAAGAGGCTTTGCTTGAATCCTATAATCAGCAATTAGGTGGAATTCAGGGTTTAGCAGGATTGCAAAGCGCAGCACCTCAAATATCTCAGCAGTATGGGCAGATAGGCCAGACTCAAGCACAGGGTCAGATTGCAGCAGTTCAAGCCAAGCAACAGGCTTTTGGTAATATCATGAATCTTGGTGGCCAAGTTGGAGTGGCGGCTATATCTGATGTAAACCTTAAAGACAATATTGTAAAAATAGGATCAACCTCTAACCCAGGAATACAGAGATACAAGTGGGATTGGAAACCAGAATCTGGCAAGACTGGATCAGAAGAGGGATTCTTGGCTCAAGAGGTCGAGAAGGTTTATCCTGATTTAGTTATAACTCTTGATGACGGATATAAGCGAATTTACAAAGATAAAATTGAGGAGCGTTTAAATGCCTAATCCGTTTGCAATAGATGTTGGTAATCCACTTCAAGGATTGGGTAACATTGCCCAGGCCTATGGCCAGAAGCAGCAGCAGGAAAAGCAATTGCAAGCCCAGCAAGCCAAGCAACAAGAAGCCCAAGACGTTCTAGCTAGCGGTGACGTGTCATTGATGGCTAGCTTCATGGCGGCCAACCCCCAAATGGCTAAAGGATTAGAGGCATCGTTCCAATTTAAGGATGACGCCACACGAAAGAATATGGCCGACAGTGCTTTTCGTATCCTACAAGGTGAAGACAAAGACACGGTAATTCGTGACCGAGCGGCCTTTGTATCTCAATCCGGTGGCAGCCCGGCGCAAACATTAGAGGGATTGGATGATACGCCAGAGGAAACCATGCAATCAGCCAGGATCATGCTTGCCCAGTATGGTACGCCCGAGCAGATTAAGGCGGTTAGTGATCTTGGCTTGGCTGGCGTCACAAAAGAAACAAAGGTTGGCGCTCAGGAAATTCTTGAAGATGGCACTGTAATTCAGTCTACAGGAAAGGGCGTTAAAGTGTTTAGCCCAACTGGTGAGCTAGTAACAGGGCAAGCCGCTGCCGATACCATTAGAACGGCCAGAGCTGAAAAGGTATCAAATCTTCGAAAGGCAGCAGGCGAAAAGAAACTTGCAACCCTTGAAGCTCAAAATGAATTAGAAGGTGAAGTTCAGGCTGGGATTATAAGCCAGAAAGAAGCGGCCAATGCATCGATAGCTGCCTTTGATAAAATAGAGGCCATCAATGAAAAGATAGGGCTTTATGATGAGGGAATCAGACTTATAGACGAGGGCGCAGGAACGGGCCGAATAGAAAAGATGTTCCCAAGCTTCAAAACTGCCAGTATAAAACTTGATAACTTGGCAAATAGATTGGGCTTAGATGTGGTTTCAAACACTACATTCGGAGCTTTATCAGCCGGTGAGTTAGCTATGGCAATGTCGACCGCACTACCAACGTCATTAGATGGCCCAGAGCTAAAAGAATGGATGATTGAAAAGCGAGATGTGCAACAGAAGCTAGCTGATTACCTAGAGTCTGCTGCTATCTACCTAGGAACCCCTGGCAATACAAAAGTGGGATGGCTAAAGAAGAAGAAGATAGATCGTAGGCAGGCGAAACAGGCGCAAGAACAAAATAAAGCGCCACAGGGTGCCATTGACTACCTTCTGGCTAACCCTCAGGCAGCGGAACAATTTAAGGCTAAGTTTGGTTACTTACCAGAGGGCTTATAATGGCCAATGTATTCGATCAGTTTGACGAGCCGGCTCAGCAAACCGGTAATGTATTTGATCAGTTTGATCAGCCAGAAGTTGCCGGGCAACCTGTACCTCAATCATTGACGGCGGAAGAGTTTTCCGCCCGAAGTGGCGATATCCCTGACATATATGGGGAGATAATTCCCCAAGCACCAGCGCCAGAGTCAGAACCCACGATAGGTGAGCAAGTAATAGGTGGCGCCGAGGCTGCATTAACAGCGGCCACAGGCGCTACAGGTGGAACAATTGGATTGCTTGGCGGTACTTTACAGGGGATTATTTCCGAACTTAGATCAGGCGAGTTTGGCAGTAACGAGGCGGCGAATAGAATAGCTGACCGTGCAGAAGCGGCCATGGCTGAATTTACCTATGCACCAAGAACCGAAACCGGTCAAGAATATGTTCAAGCCATAGGAGAGGCTGGTGAGGCACTAGCCCCATTGGCAGGTCTTGGTGGTGCAGCTCAGCAGATAGGTCAACTTGGTAAGGCAGCACGCCCACAAATAGCCCGGGCGGCTAAAACCGCTGCTCAGGCAGCAACTCAGGCAGCCAAGCCAGCGGCGGAAGTGGCCAAGGGCGTATTCCAGTATCAAAGCCCAACCAAGCAGCGCATAGGGCGATTACTGGAAGCCGGTGAGACTGATGTTGAAACAGCCAAGTTCAAATTAAAAGAACCCAGAACTGGTGCAGTAGAGGGCCAAGCATTACTTGAGGGGCCAGAAACCGCGACCAGTAAATTCAAGAAGGCTTTAGATGTCGGAGGCCCAAAAATAGTTAAAGACAAGGCAGCAATTGAATCTATTAAACAGGGGTTTGATGAGGGTGTAATAGCATCTGTTAAAGGGTCGTCTAAAGAAGATAGATCCAAGATGGCAAAGATGGTCAATATCATGGAGAGGGGCAAGAAAAATCAAGAGTATGCTCTGAAAAATAGGCCTGCTGATGTTGCCGGGCAATCCCTTGTTGATCGAATTGATTATATAAGAAGTACAAATAAGAAGGCGGGCAAGGAATTGGAGATCGCCGCCCAGTCCCTGAAAGGTAAGGATGTTGATAGCTCATCGGCTATTAGTAGATTTATGGATGACCTGGATAATATGGGAATTCGCCTTACACGAAACAAGGACGGAAAAATATCACCTGACTTTAGAGGGTCGGATATTGAAGATCTAGCAGCGCCTGAATCAGCCATTAAACGAATGGTAGCTAGGCTTGCTAAAGACAAAGCCCCAAATGCTTACGAATTACATAGGGTGAAAAAGTACATTGATGAGAATGTAACCTATGGAAAGCAAGGTGAGGGTCTTGGTGGTAAGACTGAATCAATCCTAAAAAACTTAAGGCGGAATATTGACGGTATTCTTGATGATGAGTTTAAAGATTATGACGCTGCAAATACAAAATACGCGGACACAATATCAGCACTAGATGACATTCAGGACGTAGCGGGTCGTAAGATGGACTTGTCAGGAGGTAGGGCCGATAAAGCCACAGGAACATTATTAAGACGGGTTATGAGTAATTCGCAGTCCAGGGTTAGATTGCTTGATTCAATAGATGAAATTGAGGGCGTTGCTGCAAAATATGGCGGTAAATTTGATGATAATTTAATGTCTCAAACTTTGTTTTTTGATGAGCTGGATCGTATGTTTGGTGCAACTGCCAGAACTTCATTTCAAGGTCAAATAGGGCAAGCAATTGAAGGCGCAGCAAGAGCGGCAACTCCAACAGGCATGGGTGATCTTGCAATAAAAGGTGTGGCAAAAGGTGTCGAGAAGGCCCGTGGAATAAATGAATCTGGCGCATTCAGAGCAATAAAAGAATTACTTAAAGAACAATAATCACCATAAATCAAAATCAAAAGGTGTAAAAAATGGCCCTTAACTTTGTAAGCAACCCATATTCTTATTATAACGCACGGAACAAAGGTAAGCCTATATTCAATGGGGAGATCTTTATTGGCAAGCCCGATCTTGATCCGACCATTGTGGCCAATCAGTTAGAGGTAACAGCTAAACAAGAAGACGGCACAAAGGTTCCTATTTCACAGCCTATATCCACCAACTCGGGCGGCTATGCTGTTGATGCTAGCGGGAATATTGTTGTTCTATTGGTGGATGGAAACTATGCAATTCAGGTTAATGACTCCCAGGGAAATCTAGCTCTAAAGCAGGCTGATGTTAATGATGGCGTACCAATTACACTAGAAAGTAATACCGTTGTATTTAATTACGACACCCTTAATGATGCTGTAATAAGTACAACCCTTGTAGACGGCCAAGCCTTGAATATTAAAGAGCGAACCACTGGAAACGGTGGTGGGGCTATGTGGGATGTAGTTCTAAGCTCTACAGTCACAGAGAACACCTATGATATAGTCCAAGGAACTGGTGTTGGCACGCTGTCACTAGTTCTTAGAATAGGGTTTAGTGTTAACGTTGATGCTTTCGGTGCTGATGATATTGCCATAGTTGCAGATTCTACAGCAGCAGTTGAAAGGGCGTTTATTGCTTGCGCAGGCATAGCTAAGTGCACATCATCACCTAAAACATATGGTATTGATGCGGGGCTGGTAAGAGCGGGTAACTCATTAGAGGGCGTAAGGATACCAAGCGATTCATATTTAGAATTTCACGCTGGTACAATCTGGATGCATATTCCTAGCCCAGACATTAGGGCCAGTGTATTCCATACTTATTTGGCTACAAATGTAGTAGTAAAGGGTAACGGCGCAACGGTGCGCGGCGACCTTATAACCTTCACAGGAACAAGAGAAGGGACAACATTTCAATCTACAGAATTCAGGATTGAAGCGTCAAACGATATATTTATATATGATCTAAAATGTATTGAAGGTTATACAGACGGTTTTGGCATCCTATACGATCACTTGAACTCACCTTCACCAGAGTCAACAAATGTTCAGCTTATAAACTGTAGCGGCACAGCTAACCAAAGAAACGGCGGTGCGGTTATAGGGTGTATAGGTGGATCAATTCAGGGTGGTAACTGGTCAAATAATACAGGCGCACCACCACAAGCAGGAATAGATATTGAGCCAAATGCGATTAAACCAGATGGAGAGGCGGCGATAGTTGCTGACTTTGAGGTAACTGGGGCTATAGCTAATAGCAACGGCACACAGGGAATTGTTGCTGATGGTGCAGGTACGATCACAAACCTAAAATTCCATCATAATACAACCCGTAATAACCTTTTCGGCATAGTTGCGCATAATTGCTTTTTTAGCCAAGTGAACGATAACGTTTCATACGGTAATACTAGTTCAGATTTGCTTGTGTGGGGTACAGAAACTTGTCTTGTAGATAGTAATTCAACGGGGCAGTTACCAACACTATCAATTAGCAATGCCATTAATATTAACGAAAGAACACAGGCCGTGATGCTGGCTGCAAGTGGAGTTGTGACAGGTGTTAAGGTTCTAGATGATAGCGCTATTAACTTTGGTACTGCTGACTTCACGATTTTCTGCCAAGTCGGTCAGGGCGATTGGACCCCCGCATCAGAGACTTATTTATACTGGAAAACTTCAGGAGTATCACCAAATATTACAGGGGTATTGCTAGCTATTACCCCAACAGGTCAAATTAGGCTTTATTTATATAGAAATGATGATGGCACAACTTTCACCACAGTAGCGGGTAATTATTTTGCTAACGACACTATTAACTCAATTGGTGTAAGTGTATTAAGAGAGGTCGCAGGTACAGCGGGTGGTGTTAGCTTTTACATTAACGGCGTTTTATCTGAATCCGTTTCTATTGATGCGGCGGCAGTTGTAACGCTAACCAATACAGGTAATTTACATATTGGAGGGCGTAGCACTACATCACAACAAGAAATAGCCTTGAAAACCATGGCTACCTTCTCAAGCGTACTAATTCCACAACAGCACATAGACCTGTACAGGGACGGTATAGCAGAAACAGACAAATGGTCTAATTGTACATTTGCTTTAGAGCCTGAAGGAATACAGCCACCTCCTGGCTTATGGTTGGATTCATCCACAAACAACAACCACGGCAGACACCCTACATCACTTTCAACACTAGCAAGACCTATGCGAGAGTTTGAAATCAGTTGGGCTAATACCTGGGCAGGCACTAGCGAACTTCAGTATTTAGGTGATGTTGACACGCCTATTCTATCGGCTAGCAATGTCAGAATAACTAGCATATCAAACGTAGGTACAGCGGCAGGCGCTAACGTGACTTATGGTGATGGATCAGCGGCGGATTATTGGGTATCAGCGGCGGCGGTAATAAATGGCTTTAGCGATTACACATTAGCAAAACGGAATCATGATGGCACTAACAGAGATTTAAGCATTACGCCATCGGGTAACTATACCGGCACTATAACAACTACGGTTAGAGGTATTATAATATAAACATAGAGAGTCTTATCTTGAATAAAATTAGTGCGAAGTTTTAAGATAAGATAACACAACTTAACCTTCACGGAGAAACCATGATTAAAACAAATAATTTTAATCCTGAGTCTGACAAAAAACTACTATGCACTTGCGGCCATAATGATTGTGACCGAAGGAGTGTGGACCAAGAGACGTTAGATAAAATTCAGCTTATCCGTGATGATCTTAATTTACCAATGGTCATCACTTCAGGTGGCCGGTGCCCCAATCATCCTAATGAAGTTAAAAAGGAGAAAGCGGGTGATCATCAGCTACGTAAAGCCGTTGACGTACGATGTGATAACTCAGTAATGGAAACTAAACTTAAGGTTCTTGCTGGCCGTCACGGAGCAACTAGAGTAGCTGGCGGTACTTATTGTGGTTTTATACACATGGCATGGACTGAAACAGAACGAAAAGACGTACCAACTTGGAACTATTAGGAGCCTTCATATGAAATGGATATTAGAAAGACTAAAAGAGCCGTCGACCTATAAGGGAATTAGCTTGGCGCTTGGTGCACTTGGATTGATGATAGCTCCAGACCTCCTAATGGAGATCGGAACTAGCCTTGGTGTGATATATGGAGCTATTGAGCTTATACGGAAGGAGGCCCGCTAAACACCTTGCCCTGGCCTGTATCCTTACAATACAGGCCAAGGATTACGGTAACCGGATCGTCATTTCCAGTCTTTAAGAATATATGAATGAAGCTTCCCTCTGGGCGGCACTCTGTATCCTTTCCGAAATGCTTTATCTTCATGGTATCCAGCCACTCTTGAGCGCCTTTAGTTTCTGTTATCATGCTTAAGCCTTTTGATATATTCAGATTTAAGTGCAGCCCATACGCTAGATTCAGCGGTGGGCTTATCGTTTAAATAACAAACACCATCTTTAAAATAAGCTTTCATTAGAAATCCCTAAATGGATTAAATACAGCTTGACCGGTATCAGCTGAAAACCCGCACAGCCCACTTAATTGATTTGAAATCCCTTGTTGTTGTTGATAATAAGCCTGTAACCCAGCTTGTTGACTTTGAAGGTGGAGAGAATTTCTTAATATATCATATTTTTCGGATTCTGAAATTTCACCAGCCGGTATAAACTCACCCTCAATAGCCTTTTCATGGCGCTCAATTACTTCTACAACTGCATTACTTATAGCTTTCATACCATCCCTTACAATCTTATCTAGTGTTGGCTTTATGGTTACAATCCCATTGTTTATTTCAAACCGGTGATCATTTAAAAACTGATCAATTTCGCACATTACATAGCCCTCAACTGTGGGATTATCTCAAGGCATTCATCGTCTAATCTTTGATCAGCTTCTTGTCTTGCAATACATTCCATTAGCATAACTTTAAACTCATCCCAGTGTGGCAATCCTTTCTTGATTATCACGCCACCCATGTAGGACATTGAAATAGGCTCTTTCGTTCGTAGGCGGTGAAAGCTAACGGAAACCTTTAAGGTCTCTGTATTGGCATGCATTGGAGTATGGATGTCGAGGTAGTACCGGCAGGCCTTTGAAGCGTCATTAGTATTAAAAGTGAAAGTCTTAAACATGATCGTTATCCCTTAATGTTTGTTAACTACAAATTAACTATAGCTCCATCCCTGGTTATGTGTAGGGGATTAACTTTCAACATCATTGATAATTACTGCCAACTTACATAATCAATGAATCCCTCTGCTCCATTAGCCCTCTTTTCCTGAATGAGCTTAAGTTGCTCCCTATAGTGTTTAGCTATTTCCTTCTCTTCAGACTTAGGAATCTTTACTTTCTGGTTACGCTTTTCAATCAATAGATCCTCAACACCCTGGCCAAACGTAGCGATAAACCACAAACCAGCTTCTGTCGGGTTCCCATGCCACCATCGATGACAGGTATGGCACTTGGCTACACCATTCTCCTTACACCACCTTATTGTCCTGTGTGCACGCGTATGTATATGTGAATTTTCAACACGGCCAACACGGCCACATCGAGCGCAGGTATGATTGTATGCGGCATGGACAACATCACTAAATGCCTTGTCCGCTGGTTTTATCTTAATTCCCATTAGTAAACCCTATATTGTTCTTTTTGATCGTCGCTCAATCTACACCACTGATTCAGAACGCCATAATCACGCAGCGGTCTTTGTTGTTCCTTCTTTGGCTCGCAATCTTTAAACCTAAGAAATAGAGGGCCACAATAACTATGCCATTCAAATAGAATTGATTTGAACTCATAAACCTTGCTAAAACTAACGTGTAAGAATTCCATTATTTATCACTTTTCACTGGCCACTGAATCGAAATACCATACTTGGAAGACATAAAGCTATTAAGCGTGTCGTATATCTCGGCATACTGGCTAGACTTTGGTTTAGTTGTGCTTTCCTTGCCGGTTAACGCCTCTTGAATGGGCTTCCATAGCCTTTCCTTGGCATTAAGTCCCTTTACATCCCATGGTATTAAATCATGATGACTGAGTACCGTTGGCATATCCAGGCCAGCCTCATTCATGGCGACCGATAACCGACTAAGATACAAGTGCAAAGCGTTGTTCTGCAATGATGTACGAGGCTTTCCAGCCTTAATATCAATCGTTAGGTATTTCTTTTGTTCAAACATCATTTCAATATGCTTGATTAGGTCATCTTTGGTTTGAACTGAATTGACTGTCCACTTGTCACTCATCCCCCATCACCAAAAATAAGGATTATTGACAGCTTGTAAGACTCTATGACCCCATCAAGAATGCCGCCAGCAACGCCCGCAACAATAATAATTGGCGATCCAATACAAATCTCTATTAAGGCAATTGGGAGTCGAATCCAGACGCGCTTAATCTTGGGTATTGGGCTATTAAAATCCTGCCAAATAGTATTCATTATCCTATCCCTATAGCCCCTAAGGGCGTTGTTAGTGTTATTACTTCTTCTGGTAAGCTTGTTGCTGTGGCTGGCCATAAGGTGCTGCCGGTGCCTGCTGTTGAGGTTGGGCATATTGCTGCTGTGGAGCCGCTGCATTCTTATCTTGCTGCTCATAAACATTGAACTTCGTGCTGCCGGTCGGCCCCCACATCTCACCAAACTGGTAAACAGAACCGTCATCACCTTGCATGGTTACTAGCTCGCCAATTGTTTTGTATCGCTGTTTAGTCGCGCCATCTTTCTCGTATGTGCCGATTGAGATGGTTATATTTTCACGTCGTAGTACTTGTGGCATGTTTTACCCCTAGTGGTTTGAATAACTGCTTTCTAAAATTAATTTCTTGGACGATTGAACAAGCTCTTTAAATTCAGCCACCCTATCGTCTATCATTTTAAACTCTTTTTCTAAGTCTTCTTTCTTTATGCGGTGAACAAATAGCTGCTTATCTAGTGGGAACTCAGAACAGTAGCTAACAAAGTCCAACCAATCACGACCGGTGAACTTTAGATTGCCAATGCACTGCCACCGGTAAGCGGGATCAACGCCCTGGCGCTTAATGTTTGAATAGTGAACGCTGGCGATAACCGACTTGATCTCAATTACTCCACCACTTGGCAGTCCATCAGGTGAGCAGCCTATAAAGTCAGTGCAGAAGAATCCGCCATTCTCAACTACTGAGAACGTTTCACCTTCATACATCATGCGGGCTATTGGTTCCTGTTCGTGCCCCCGCTCCATGTGCTCGTTAGAATAAGTACTAGCTATGGCATTACCGGTGATCTGCTCTATTGCAATATTAACCGCGTACTTCTTGGCAGGCTCACCAAAGGCTTTACCATAGTTAGCCATGATAACGGCAAGCTTAGAACTAGTAAGCCTGCCGCCACGCATAGACAGCCACTCATCAGTGTTTTGCTCTATGTCATGGAACTCAAACATTGCTACACTCAGCAGCCAAGGCGCTCTGATGTTCAGGTGACATATCAGCCCTTTCTAAAACTGCATTTAGATTTCCATCACGATTAAATGCATTCTTGGCGTTATTCCACATCTTTGTATTTTCTGGTGTGATTACCGGCTTCCTTAATGCGGGTGGCTGCGGGCTAATTCGCAAACCCTCTACGGTGTCCCGGCCAAACCTTACATTGCTATCAACGTAGATAGTCACTGGTACGTTAACCCAGTCCTCTAGGAAGTGTGATCCGGTCAAGTCCTTGAGAATCTTAGAGTTATGGGCGTTTAAGATCATTGGCTTTAATGGCTCACCTTGTCGAATGTGAGACTCGACAAAATAGGCAGTATTAAATGAGTCTTTAGTTTTCTTGGTTTGATCGCCAACAAGGTTCACGCGCTTAATTGTTAGGATTGTTGGCCCGACAATATCAGCGCTACTCAAATACGGTGATTTGAAAGCCTTCCTGTAATGCGTTTTATTAGCTTCGTCTGTCATATCTATCCCCTTATTAGTTAATTACTGCATCCAGCTTAAGCAATCATCTGTTTTGCATCTGCCATGAATGTGTCCGTTATAGCTTGAAACTGTATATTCAAGAACGCCTTTACACTGCGGGCATTCAATGGAATCGAAAATTTGAGATTCAGGCTTTCCACTGCCATGCTTCTCATGTATTGCTTTGATGGAACTATTAACGTGCTTCATTCTCTCCTTTAGCTCATTCATTGAATCGCTTATTTATTTAACCCCTTAACCAAACCTTTGGCCATTAATTCGCGAGCTGCCTGTGTGACATTGCCAGCTGTGTGTTTAAGCGCATAAGCCTCTAGTTCAGAGATTAAACTCTTGTCGTGCTTAGGGCCAAGTACAACTGTAACTCTTCCATCTTGTGCCATTTGTTTATTTCCTGTATTGGCTGAATGTGTATTGAATATATATGGTTATAGGTACTAAGTCAATATAGATAGGCATTAAAAAACCCCAATCCAGTGATTAGCTAGATTAGGGTTTTAAGGGATAGACGAAAGAAACACTATATCTCAAACACCTGCGCTGAGTATAACCCAGATATAAAAAAAGCCCTAGTCATAATGAAAAGGGCCTAAAGGTTTTGTGAATATCCAAATTCAAGTACTACACTTCTAATCTCGGACACCTCCTAAGTGATTGATATGGTTTAATAGACTTAAAGCCTATTGGTGTAGCTATCTCCGGGGAATCGAACCCTCCAGCATTATCCGGCCACCAAGGCAAATTAAGGAATCGAACCTTTCAGAACACACGTCACCAAGTAAGATAGCTACCAAATAAACTCTATTGGTTCCCGTGGTACGGCACGAGAACACGGATTTACTGTTGTCTCAGTCGAATCATAAATCATTCTGCCATTTGTTACCGGTGCCGACAGTATCGCAGTTGCACCTAAAGCTGTCTCAGCCATAGCCTACCTGTAGGGGTCGGCTGGTTCTTGAGGTGTGCCAGCTAGGTAAATCTTCTCTAGGCGCTGGACTTTTCTCTGCGATACATGCGGACAACTGAATAAGAAATAATAGCATTCAATCCCCCTTAATTTGGCACCGGGATATACTGCCCAGTTTCAGTCCACATTTCTAACACCTATAGAATAGTGATAACGGAGGTTTGTGGCGGACAGTCATAGCCCGAGACTGCCAGGGTATCCACTCAGTGCACTAAGCTTCATTTCATAGGGCATCCCACCGCGACCACAACTACATAATAAACCTTATTAGATTAATATCACTGATATTTACTTTAAGATTTATTAGCCATTTCAATCATAATAATTACTTCACATATGGCGCGTAGTGGGTTTATATTTGCAAATATATAGCAGCAATCATCGATAAGTGATTCCACTTTGTATTCGTCATCGTCCTTGTCGCGATAAAAATCAATCTCATACCTGTGACTGCCCATATACTTAACCATAAGAGGCCCAGTTAATGACCAGTCTTCTAAATAGTCAATCTTATTGCAACCATGGCCACGAACAGAGTTTGAATACACGCCACATTCATCATCCGTAAAAACTCCATGAGCTGGAGGATTAATCCATATCATAGCCCTGTTAAGCTCTTCATCGCTTAGTGTAGATATATCCATTACTTACCCCCCTTAATAATCCGATCAACTGCGCTTTCTATTGCCCATTCCTTCTCGCAAACGGGGCTATGATTGGAATAAGCACTGTGGCTTTCCATGCCCTCGCCACAACAACAAACTTCATTATAAGAAATATGCCGGTATTTAAACTTGAACCACACGGTTAAAATATACTTATACATATCCTACCCCTTTAAAATGTAATGGCCTTATATAGCATATTAAGTGCTATAGGGTTGGTGGTTCGGTATTCTCTAATGCTTCCTTCATTATCTGGTGGTAAACACAATCACGCCCCAGGGTATTCATTTTATTGCTGTCAAGGTATGCACTAGGGCCTGCAATAGCGTTTCTTAACGAAACTATATGAGCCTGTAGCGCCTCTTCTTCTTTCTCAGCCTTATGCAGGGTTTCAAGCATTAACTGGTAAACGCCAGTTACGCCTATTTCAGCATTGCATACTTGATCCTTTACATCGTCTAATAACTTGCGGTACTTGCTGTGCTTATTCATTTGTCTATCCCTTATGCCCATAGGGCGGTTATTAAACTTCAGCGATTAATAGCGTAATCGTACGAACATTGCTTACACCCATTTCTTCTGGGTTTAGAAACATTGAGTAATTGAAATAAATATTCATCGGCTTATGTAGGATTATCTCTGTTGTGCGCTCTAGATTATCCGCAATTTCATAACTGGCAAAACGAGTTTTTTTTGTGCCTCTCTTGTTCACAGGTACATCTCGACGCCACTCTACCGCAACAACATCACCTTTCTTTAGTCCTTGAAAATCTTCTAAACTCTTAAGCTCTTTCGTTACAATCATATTCATCACCTTATTAGTTATAGTCTATGGGTTGATATTTAAGCTTCGAATCTCTCATCGTGCGTAGCTTCGTAACCTTCAAAACCGCCCTCTGCCTTCACTATTGATAAGGCCATCGCATTCGTTTCGCCATCACCAATTAACTTATGAAAGTATTCAATTGGCCAGCCATAGCTCACCCTGGCGTGATTATCCTTAATAATCATCAGGGCTAATTTTTCACACGCTTCTTGGTATTCCATTACTTCCCCGCCTCCTTGTCCCGCTTATTCCAATTGATAATAGCTTGATCTCTTGCCCTCGCGACAAAAACCTCTTGATAGCGATGGTCAATAAACTCATCAGACTGCCGCTCGTTAATTGTCATTAGGTCGCATATCTGCACTGATGACATGGCCATACCACAATTACATTCTATTTCGTATTCAGTGCCGTCACCACTTGGAAGTTTTGGTGTATCGCCGCAGAATGGGCATGGCTTTAATTCGCTCACTATTATCTTGTCCCGCTTGATATGGTCAGGCATTATTTAAACTCCTCTATAAGCTGAATGGCAATCTCACGCCTATTTAATAAATAACCGTCAAGGCAGTCCAGTCCAATTTGCATAGCAGTTCTAGCTACCTCAGACTTAGATTTGCCCGTATGCTTGCCGATCCTGCCAAGATCGCTATTAACCTTTTCAGTATCAAATCTAACACCTAGTTTTTTCATGTAATCCCCTTATTAATGGTTATTAGTTAATTAGTACTGTACTAACCTACCCGCCACCTAGTCTTACTAAATTAGATGTATTGAAACCATTGTGGCACCTTACCCATTTATTATTTTGCGACCATGTGTGCCATTTACCATCTATCATTTTAAATAGATCTCTAGGCCATGATCTTGTGGCGTGTGTTGCTGTCTTCATTATCTTCTCCCTTATGTGTGCCCACACTATAACCCATCTGTGGCCACAATCAAGCAACTTGTAAGAAATACTTACAGGTTCAACAGGCATTAAAAAGCCCCTACCCTGAAATAACCAATTAAGGCGTGACACGGTAAGGGCTTTAAAGGGTTGGTTAATCTTTAGGTAGGTAGTTAGCGGCCACCATGTGCAGGCACCCAATGATTTCTACGGCAGTCATATTACCAAGAGCTACCTCTTCAATAGCCTCTTCAATCGCCGTAATCAAGGCAACAGTGTGAGGCCGGTCTACGGTTTTAATCGCTGTTACGTTATCCATTTTTAACGGACTCCCTTAACTTATCGGCATACTCGGCTGCAACATTTAAAGCGTCCCTGTACTTCTTTGATGCTGGGTGCTCGTTAACAGCTGACAAAGCCTCAAGCCGTGCCGTTGCAGTGATGTAGACCATTAGGTTGCCTAGTTGTGGTTCAGTCATTATTAATAGTTCCTTGCTGGGTATTCTCCCTCTGCAAACCGCTGCTCACTATCCACCATGTACGCAGCACACCACAGGAACTCTGCTAGGCGCTTTCTGTCTGTATGGATACCTTCGCCATTAACAGCTATGAAAACGCTTTCTACGCTGCCCTCATCAAAGCCTACGATAAGATCAAGCCCTTTATCCATGACAGCATCGCCATTGCCATTAGATATATCATAGCCGATGTTCTCGGAGTTTATACATGGAAACTGGATTATATTACCCATGATTATACCTCCACCCAGGTTTTAAGATCAGGCCGTAGCTTAATTTTAACTTCCATCAAATTACCTTCCCCGTCATCTGATATCAGAGCCCACTCGTTATCGCCGGTAGACGTGGCGCAAAACTCAGCTTCCTTCTCGAATTCTTGGGTTATTAACTCGGCTAGTTTCTCTGCGAACGCATTCTTCATATTTACCCCTTATTTGAGCCCGAATTATACCACAGCTAGCCTATATTTCGGGCAGTGTAGGAATAAATCGAAATTAGGGATTGGGTTTATTATGACGGTTTGTTATAATCCATTTCGTTAACGGGCTTCCGCTAAGGCCTAGAAAGTTAAATAAGTTAGAAGAAGGTTTATGTTTGGATAGGTAGGGTCTTTAACTTAGCGGTTATTAACTTTGCCTTATCTGTTCAAACATAAGCCTTTTTTCATGCCTAATTTTCCTATCTAGACCCTTCCCAGAAGCCTCCGGTTCGCAGCCAGAGCGATTAATTATCTTCTCCAAGCAGATAGCCCAATACGACCTAGAAGGATATGTCAGCCAGTACACCGGCCCACTCACCGCCCTAGGTTTAAAGCACTGAAAGATAGCCCATGGTGCAACTGAGTTCTAAAGACATTACAGGGGCTGGACTGCTTAAGGGTGGGAAAGATGTCGAGTCAATATAACCTTAACAATTATTGACTGTCTCGTGCTGTACCGGATGGCTCCAAGCCTGAATGTATGACGAGCCATAAGAACTAAACTCATTTTTTTGGGTTTGGGTTTCTTATGTCTGAGACTCCCCAAATCCACCATCCTGAATAGATATAAGGATAGAGATATGAAATGGCTAGACATTGAAACCGCACCTAAAGATGGTTCATTCCTAACTGGATGGGATAATGGGCTGCTTACAGGGCGATGGCAGTGGTGCAAAACAAAGACCGTTGATGGTATGTACTTTAATTATGAGACTGGCAAGAAATTAAACCCAACACACTGGATGAGGATAGAAAGATGAACAATCTAAAGCAAAAGCATGATGACCTTGAATATCTGACATTTCAGGAGGATATACATTTAGATCTTAGGGATACTCATAAAACTGGGTCTGAGGATTATCTGTATTATCAAAGATTATTCGGGATCTATTTTAGGGCCAGGATTAGATGCCAGAGAGATATAGATGGAATGAAGGGGAACGCAATACCTGACAAATTAGACTAAAAATAACCCATGAGTGTACTGTGGGTATAAACCAAGAGGAAAAGATATGGAACTACAAATATACGTATTAATCGCACTGGCTGGCCATTTACTGGTTAGCTGGATGCTAAGCGATGAACATGAGGAGGTCAGGGCTTGTGGGTTTGTTCTATGCTACTTTTGGCCTTGTCTGCCGGTGATAATCGTAGCAGGTTTATTCATAGCTTTATGTGAATGGTTGGGTTCAATTAAATTAACCAAAGGAAAGCAAAATGACACCTGAATTAATAAAAGAAACTCTAGAATTTGGTGGAATGCCAGTAATTAGGCATATTAAAACCGATGGAAATTATTACATTAAGGAAATACTCGATATTAAAATCAATGGGAAATGGCAACATGGAGTTTTGTATTTTGGCAGGACTGGTCGATTCGTTAGGGCTATAGATGATTTTGAAGGGTTTGAATATGTAATTAATGAAACCGGTTTAAAGGGATAAATCATGTGCAAATGTAAAGACAGGAAGTTAGAGCGATGCATTAATTATGATTCTTATTACTGCTCTAAGTGCGGTGAATGGCAAGAAGACAGGTGCAATGATGGTGATTGCCAGTACTGCAAATACAGGCCAGCTATGTACAGTTTGGAAATAAAGGAGGATGGCAAGTGATAGATGAAAAAGGCGAAATCCACAAAGAGCCTATAACTGAAGAGGGGCTTCAAAGTTTGATTGACTATATAAACGAAGGCGAACCGGATTTAAAGGTGATAACCGGCGACTTGGGAGAAATGATACTGCGCAGTAATGGCAAGTATTGGGAGGTTTATTAACGAAATCATCATTAAATATTAAATAAATGGTTAATGATAAAGCCAGAGTAAAGCCTAAGATTAAATAAACCGAGGGAGAAGAGTATGGAAATAGATATTAGAGATATACCGCAAACAGAATATGTTGAAGTTAAGATTAAACTGGACAGCTCTGAGCATGATCTTGGATGGCTTTCGGGTGATCACATTATAAGTCTAGCAAGTAAGCTATCAGCAGCATCTGTAGAGCTTCTAGAGCTACTGGATAACAAGTAATTAACCACATAAGGGATAGACAATGAATAACGCAGAAGTAACAGATGAAATGGTCCATGCTGCTGTAAAACAAGCGGTGAAGGATAAAATACTACCAACTCACGCGGATATGGATACCTACATACATCATTATGAGAGCGTTAAAAGAATGATTGAAGCCGCACTAAACCAGCCACAAGGGGAATAAGACAATGAGTAAATGCAAAGGACTTAACTGTAAAGCTGTAGATGGTGTAGGTCATTCAGATGAATGCTTAATGGATCACAACTTAGACATTCACCATAATGCAGGTAATAACCATCCAGATTATAGATATCTCGGATATAAAAACCGACCTCACGGTATAGCTACCGATGAACAACAGGCGGCTTGGTGGTCAGGTAGAAAAGCGGCCCTTTACCCGCCTTATAATTCTATATCAACAAAAGAAAACGTGGGTAAAGATGCGCAGATAGCCGATCTAAAGGCAGAGAATGAGCGGTTAAAGGAAGAAATCAGCAATCTGAAATCAAGACGTTATTTCGGCATGCCAACAATGAAGCCGAATAAATAACCTATAGGGATAAGAACAATGAAAATAGATGAATACGGAAATGTAAAACTAAACAATGGCCAAGATGCCACCTTAAGTGGGTTTTCGCTTAGTTGCGGCGCCAGGAATGACGATGCTATAGCCCTGACTGTTGAGGTTGTGAAGCGGTATAACTGCCATGATGAGCTAGTAGAGGAAAATGCTCGGCTGCAAGTCGGGTGGGAGAAAGCGCTATCCATAAGCTTTGATTATGGAGAAAAAAACGACAAGCTAAAGGAAGCCAACAAGGAGTTAGTAGAGGCTTTAGAGGCTGTAATGAGCGAACTGATATGTGTAGATAGAGAGGATTCTTGGACTTACAAGCAGGCAGATAGAGTGCTTAAAAAGGCTAAGGGGTAAGTATGTTTGTAATGGATTCAACTCACAATAAAACCCTAGCAGATCTCGATAGGGCTTGGTCTGAGGTTTCCAGGCTGATAAAGGCTAAAAATGAGTTAACTGAAAAATGGGATAATTTAGTTGATAAAATAAATGAAAAAGGCGGAAGGGAATTTCTTGATAATGCCTTACTTGGCCCGCCTCAACAGTTTAATGGTAAGGAAATAAAGCAGTTATTGTCATTGTGCCACCCTGATAAGCATGGTGGAAAAGACTTGGCAAAGAATATCACTCAAAAACTATTGCTACTGAGAGGGTAACCATGAAACTAGTAATCGATAATGAATCCCAGCAAGTAACACCCCTGCAAGATCAGGTATTTGATTACTGGAAGCAGGTCATGAACAAACCGCGCGCCAGGATGAACGCCAAGCGCAAGAAGGCGATTATTGACCGCATGAAAGAAGGCTATGAGTGGGAAGACTTCAAGGCCGCTATCGATGGCTGCCGTAAATCACCATTCTATATGGGCGATAACAACCGGAATAAGCCATTCAACGATATTGAGTTGATTTGCCGTGATGGGGTCAAGCTTGAGGGGTTTGCAGAGCATATGAGCCAGCAAGAGGTATTGGCCGGTAAGATGCTTGATCTTACCTGGGCGGATGGATTATGACAGATAGAAGGGATAAGAGCGGCCCATGGGATAACGGTCGATTGTTAGACTTTCAGTTCTCGGAAAAGACTTTTAAGGAGCGCTACCCATACGGAATAACGGCACAACAGCCTAAAGGGTTGCATTGTTATATTATTGCAAACACAGCCATAGAAAACATGATGAAAGTAAGAATATAACATTGATATTGGAAGTATTTCACAGCCAGTAGCGTAGTAGTATAAAACCAAATCACAGGGGATAGAAAGAATGAAACAAGAAGAAATTTCAAAAGTCAGACTTGAGCAGTTAGAACTCGCCGAGTCAAAACTAAACGCGCTTGAGGCTGGAGGTGTTGATAATTGGGAGTTTTATGGCGACTCATTAACAGAGTGGAATGCTGAGAATGAGCTAAAGGAAAGCCTTAATGATCTTATTCAGGAGCTTTCACAGGTATTCGGCGAGTGTGCTTATGAGCCTTCAGAGCGTGGCGCTGGAATAGCGTTTGATGACGATGCTTATAGCGAGGCAATGAAGTTGCTAATTGCTAAGAAAGTTAGATTTGAAGATTAGTCGATTAAGGGGATAGAACATGAGCACAGTAAAAACGTATCAGGGACATGATGTACCAGAAGGGGCTACTGGGTTTATTGCTGGCACGGGCTTGAAAATATCATTATTTGTCAAGGATGGTTTTTTTGTTCGTACCGATAGCTTTGCCTGGAAAGCTGATGAAAGCCCTGAAACAAACGGGCCAATTGAGGAGTTACCACAAGAGCCGCAAGAGCCAGAGCAATACATCCCTGTAGTGGGTGAAGAGTGTGAAGCATTGCTTGAGGGTGAATGGCTTTATGCAGAAGCACTAAAACATCATGCCAGTAGCGGTGCAATAGCTTTTGACTTTGGTGATTGCTTGAAGTGGTCAGCTGACTTCCGCCCCATCAAAACAAAGCGTGAAAAGATAAAGGAGTGGGTAGAATCCAAGATCGACTGCACAGAGGACTTTCAGATGGATCAGGCCATAATGATAAACAAGATGCTAGATTTAGGCTGCTTGGTAATTCCGGAGTCTGACAAATGATATTTACAACAATTGAGACAACTAAACTGCACGCAAAGACAATAGTGAGCAGGAAGGCTAAGCAGTACACGGGTGAGAAGATGTACTCATGTAATGATTGTGACTTTTCAAGCAAATATCCCGTGTCACTAAAGCGGCATGTAAAGAAAAATGCGTGCAAGCACTGAAATAATGAGGCTAGATCTAATTTAACGGCAGTAAAACCATAATAATATAAAAGGATTTACCCATGCAGAGATTAGTAGGTATCCATAAGGTATTAAAGCTGGCAAATGATCTTGAGATACTTGGTTCGGCAGCAGCACTTTTAGACTTCGAGGACATTCATGATGAAATCATAGCTATTAATAAGCTGAGTGATGATCTTCAGGATAAGCTGACCGAAAAAGGGATTATTGATAATGGGTAGGTCTTTTGTATTGGGATTGATCGGGGGTGCTCTCATTACTGTATTGGTTGGAATTAGCCATGAGATGTCAGCACAAGACGAGCTAGATAGAATTAATGTCGCAAAGCATGAGGGTGGCCACAAGTGGTATTGGGGTCCTAAAGTCGAAGAGATAGCGGGTAATTAAGGGGGTAGGTTATGCGAGAAATTAAGTTTAGGACATGGATAGCGCCACACAAAAAGATGGGTAATGTTACAGCGACAATTCAGGAGATATATTCATATGAAGGCCGGAGGATGGCTGATGTGGATGAGTATATTTTCATGCAATACACAGGGCTAAAGGATAAGAACGGAAAAGAGATATACGAGGGGGACATTGTACGTATTTTGTATACAGATTGGCCATCTCAATCGTTAAACAGTGAAGGTCGGCACTCAATGGAATTAGATGAGTATAAGGACTCTATATCAAATATTGGGAAAGTTATATTTTCCGGTTGTGGATTTTGCATTCAATTCAATGATGATGGGTATACAGACTCGATTTTTACCGGACCCCATGGCCAGATAGCTGTTATCGGTAATATTTACGAAAACCATGATTTGATTGAAATGGCTACCGACACTGAAAGTTAAGGTCACTGCTAAAACATATAGAGTGGCCTATTATTGATTCATCACTAAGGGGATAAACGAATGGCTGAAGGTAAGGTTTTTTATAAGGCAAAGTTATACGCTGAAGCGTACGGACTTCAGGTATTTATTGAGGAGTGGCACTCAATAAAAGAAACTGAGTGCCTTCATTTTTGCGTACAAAAACATGATATTGGAGGTAGTTACCTTGGTATAAAAGCGAAACAAAAGAAGATATATAAAGCTGGCAGCCGATTTGCTCAAGAGTCTATAGAAAAAGCTATAGATCACCTTAAGCTAATCAAGCGTAGGCAGTTAATGCATATGGAGCGAGAAAAGGCATTTATTGATAGCTTCCTCTCTAAATCGGACAAACTTGAAAATGAATATAACGCCTCTCAAGTATTTAGCGTGCCTGAAACACAAGATCTGGTTCGCCAATATCTTGCTTTTGATTAGGGGATAGGTAAAGCATGACGAAAATTAAAGAGATAACACCTGAATACTTCATAATTGATATTGAAGAAGCCCCTGTTGATATGTGGCACCAAGTACCACAGGACTATTGTTCGGGTGATGATAGCCTTGATGTAAAGATAGGCATCAATGAGGATGGTGACGTATCAGGGGCATGGATAGGCAAGATTGAACTAAAGATCAGTCACAAGGATTCAATTGAGCTGACCGGTATTTTTTATGAGTACCAGCATGATATTAACAAAGAGATAGCAGAGGGTAAGGGGTGATGGAAACAGTAACGGTTAACGGTAAGGTTTATCAGATTGGTGCGCTTTATTGGTTTGGAAGTTCTGGTATTTATCCATTACTTGGAGTTAAAGGTGGTCTATTTGAATATGGACATAGCCCAGCAGATGAAGGCACTGCCCATAATTGCGAAGAGATATCATTAAAATCCGGAACCATA